AGCCTGTGTCAACAATGTTGCTAAGCGCCTTAAGCTCAAGCTCGTTACCGTCGACCATGTTGTCAGACAGAGCACGAATACGTTCCGTCTCAGCCTTGTAAATGTCGATAGTAAGTTTCTTGTAGTCGATGTCCTTCGACTCCTTAAGCTGTTGGTTCTCATGCTGTAGCATGGCCATAGCCTGCTGCAACTGCTGAACCTCGGGATCAGGCTGAGTCTTCTCATCTTCGTCCAGAAACTGCTGAGGAATCGTCTTCTGCAGACGTTCCGCCAACTCTTCCGCACCTGGCCAGTCTTGAGCTTTCGCAACAAGGTCACCAGCAACGGACATAAGCTGAGGCCAAACTTGGACAGCGTCCATCATAGCCTGAGCAGCTTCAACTCGTCTTGTGGTGTAGTTAGAACCAGTGGACAGAGCCACGTCGTACTGACCAACAGACAAGTCGGGAGATTTGGGATCATTGGGATCATTGATCCGAAGGAACTTAACCTTCTCGTCCTCGCCAATGATACGGACAATTCTGGTTCCGTCGTAAATCTGACTGATTAGCTGATTAGCTACGTCGCCAGCTTCAAGAACAGCAGCATTGCCATTGTCATAATAAGTAACAGACGCAACGTCACCTTCACGTTGGCGTGCTGAAATGGCCTTTCCTGACGTTTCGTTCGACTTGATGCCAAGCGAAGCGTCCTGAATACCTGTAACGTCCTTCATGTCCTGCACGTTGACTAGAGCTTCGTTATGAAGCGCAGTCTGCATTACCGGAGGGTCGAGACGTTGAATGTTTTGGCCAATGATGGCAGCGTCCGAAACTTTCAGCAGCGGATCACGAGTAAGATGCGCCCTGCGCAACTCATCTTCGTAACCTTCAACTGCTTCTTCAGTCGCAATCCACTGTGCCTTAGGAGCGTAACCCAACTGCTCAGCCGCAACCGACCGCCAGAAGTTACGAAGCCTGACACTGTCCTTCATGTAGCGGACAAGGCCGTAACGAATCTTAATGCCTGCAATATTAACCACTCGGCCCGTCATACGAATGACCGGAAGGCGGTTCAGACGGTACTCGTAAGGCCCGGACAGAATGTCGTAGCCCGTAACAAGGTGCATCTGAGCGTAAGTGCAGGGAGCAACACGAGTTTTAACCGGATTGCCGTGCTTTTGAACGAGATCGTCAAGGTTGTTGTCCAGAAAACGGATCGAACCGTCTTCAAACAGGCACAACATCCTGTTTCTGTCGATCAGACGCCAGTACTCAGTGATCCGAATGCCGTCAGGTTCAACCCAACGTTCGGACAACATCTGATTGTAAACCTGAGCAGACAGCATGGACGGGGTTGAGTCCGGCCATTTCTTCTCAAAGTCCTTCAGCGGGATGAGATCGTCGACAAAACAGTGACGAGCGTCTCGGCCAGTAGGGTCGACAGACAAACGGTCCCAAAGAACCGACAAACTGTCGTCAATAGGGCGGATGAAGATGTCCTGATCGAACACGTCGTCCTTGGCGTACTCGACAGCAACACGAAAAGCACCGTCACCGCAGATCGCGGTAGACTCAAACGTGTTGTCGTAAACTCTGTCAGCGTGGCTTTGAGCTTCAATCGAACGGATTAGGTCCGCTCTTACGTCAGCCTTGTCCTTGTCCCCGTTTTCGGAAGGAAGGACCTTGATTGCACGCTTGTTCTCTCGCCAGTCGCCAACTAGCTGGGCAACAAACTGAGGAACAGAGTTGATTACGAGGCAGGGAAGTCCTTTGCGTTGCTCAAGAACAACTGGGTCCCACTGTTCACCTGCGTAAAACTTCTTGTCTTCGAGGGCCTGATTACGGTTCTCTCTGTCGAAGTCAAAGTCTTTGTTGTATTCGTCCCTCATGTCTTCGAGGAACTCGTCCGTTGACTTGAACCCTTCAGGGACGTAATTCTTTGCTACGGGATCAGTGTCAAAAGCAAAGATGTCCACGCCCTTAGCAGTGTCGTCTTCTTTGAACTGGTTCTGGGGTTTAGCTTTGCTTGTCAAATTCGTTTATCCTGCCATCCACATATTTGGGTTGTCTCGGTAAGACGAAGAACTTCTCACCTTGCGAAGCTGATCTTCAACAGACTCAATTGGTTGTTCAGTCTTTTCCTTCCGCCTACGTCCTGTGATCTTGGCGAAGAGTTCAGTCAAACCCCAAACTAGAGCATCGACGCGATCAGGGCTGCCCTCAGAGGCGTTCCTGACGATGTCGACCGAGAAGGTGCACATCTGATCTTCGAGTTTGTCGAACCGTCCGACGTGATGAACACGTCCCTGCTCGTACAGTGCGGAAATTGGTTCAGCTCTAACAACTTTACCACGGCTTGCATGGACGAGCTTGATGGGAAGAGATCTGTCAACGGCGCGAAGTACCGACTCAACCATTTCACCGCCATTGTTCTTCTCCGCTACGATCTTGTCTGCCTGCCATTTACGGTACATCCGAGCAGCGGTCTTAGCCCACTCTTCAGGCGTACCCCTCAGGCTGGCATCTTCGAGGACGTATCCACGGGCATAGCCGTCGGCATCGCGAGCCATTCCCACAACGACAATTCCGTTTTCATCAGATCCTTCATTCGAAGAAGCTGCGGGGTCGACAGCAACGATAACTCGTTCAAAGTCGGGAAGGTCGTCGTCACTCTTACGTGCAGTGTCGATTGCTTCGTGAGTCCAGAGAGCTCCGGGAATGTCGCCAAGGATTTCTCCTTCGAGTTCCTGCCGCCCGAGCCTCGTACCTCCGTACCTGTCGTACAACTGTTTGATTGTGTTCTTAGCCAGATTGGCCTGATTGTCAAGTGTTGCTCCGCGAGTCACGAACGTGTCAGGGTCAACAACAAGTTTCTTGATCAGTTGCTTTGGCTGAGGAGTCGTAGTCACTAGGCACTGGGGATGAACGCCAAGACGAAGTCCAAACTGTACCTGATCCCACGTTTCCTGCAAGTAACGGAACTTGGCCAACTCGTCAACCCAAGCGAAGTGATGCTGAGGTCCACGAAGCTGATCAGGTTCCGTTGCATTGTACGCCCACGCTTTGGTTCCGTTCGGCCACGTCAAGCAGCGATTCGTCGGAGACCAGCATTTGGCGTCGAGAGTTGGGTCGCAAGCAATGAGACCGGAGTCACCCAGCACCATCGTGTCACGAACGTCGGCGGCGGTTTCACCCACCATTGCAATTCGGCAACCCGGAAACTTTTCAGCGATTTCGCGGATCCATTCAGAACCCACACGAGTCTTTCCCCAACCACGACCTGCCAGCACGAGCCATGTGTTCCATGTGCCCGGCGGGGTCTGTTGGTCGGGGCGGGACCAGAACGACCAGTCCCACCTCAACGCTGCTTTGTTTTCGTCAGTCAGTGTTTCCAGTAGGCTCGTCCGCTCCTCTGACGGCAGCGAGGCGAGAAAGTCTGCTTGTGAAATCTGCGACATCCTCTTTCACCTTCTGTTCCATCCGAATTGCACCCTGATCTGGGCCACTGATTTCGGTTCGTTCAATAAACATTCCCAAGTGTTTTGCCAGCAGTTCGTGACCACGAAGCAGGGCGTTGAGATTGCCCACCTCTTCGGCGAGACGAATTGCCTTCATAATTCCTTGAAGAACGAAGTCTTTAGTTACGTCAGTAAATTTTCCACGTTCAACCCTCAAAGCGTCAATCGCAATCCGGATCGCCGGATTTTCTAACAACTGGAAAGCAATCTGCTTGGCGTTGTTGGTTCGGTAGCCAGCCTTTAAGACGGCTCTGGTTCCGACAGGATCTAGGAGGTACTCTTCACAGAAGCGCAACTGCTTTGGCGTCAAGGAATCCAACACAGCCTGTGGATCCCCTGACTCAATGGCTCGACTCGCCTTCTGGCTCATCGTCGCCCTTTTCACTTTCTGAAGGGCTGCAACACGATTAGTGTTAAGGGGAAGATCGTCAAAATTAGTTACTTCTTTAGACAGGATCACCTCCTTTACATGAATAGCTAACGGGTTGTAAACTGTACAAGCTCATACCCTATACCAGCATTATACATCTTTTTGTTGCAAATGTCAAGCCTTTTCTTTTAAATTCAACAAAAATAAAATTCTTCTTGACAAATTCAGTTTTTTATGCTACCCTACATATCTTCTATAAGAAGAACCTCTATAAGGGTTCTTTTAAAGAGGAATATTAATAGAGAATAATTAAATAGAATTTACCTCTAGAAGAACTAGCGCGCGAGGGGACCACTAGAAAGACTGGGGCGACGGTAGGAGCCCTTTCCTTTGTCAATCCATTATGCCCTAGAATGCCCTCAGAAGCCCGTACAGAGGCAAAAGGGGTCCGAAAGGTCCGGAGGTAGCCTGAACGATTTGACATAGCTTAAAACGGCTTAAAATCCATCTAAAGAAAAGTCACTAGTCTAAGGCTGAATTTTTTTATGTAACAACGTAGGTCACCCCTACTCCGCACAGAATAGACTCGCGATCCACCCTACCCCCCGCCGGGGCACCCTCCCGGAGTTCCTGAACCTCCTCACACACAGGAATGTGACGAGCGGTGGCGGCAGGTGGCACGGTCCTTGCAAAGAACAGACAAGAGCACACGCCTGCATCATGTGCATAGTGATGTAATGATATAACATACCCATCACGTCATGTGTTGTCCAACAGACACCCGCACGCACGAGAGCAGCATGAACAAACACAGAACATCCTACATATTACCGTGTTAAATCAACAGGATGTAAAATAGGTGTTGCAATCCCCACAAATCGGGCCTAGCTTCCAATCATCGGAAAGCGGTCATCCGCCGACGACCATAAAGCCCGAACGGTCCGCAGTCGGACAATCGAGCGCCAAGCGACCTTTGACACCCGCTAAGGGTTCCTCACTAGGTTGCAGCGGCCAAGATAGGGTTGACAAATGGTTTAGGCAGGTCTAGCTTACTGATACGAAAAATAGCGGCCTTCAGTGGCAGCACTTGAGACGGTCCTACCTTTGGCTTCACAGTCAAAGCTGCGTAGGGTGCCAATGACTTAGCGTAGCGGCTAGGGGCCAAGTGTGCAAATCTACGGATGCACCGACAGGAAAACCGTTAGTAGCGGGAAGTATGATAGGTGTGTGGTCCCGGAATGTGCCTTGACACGGCACTGAAGGGGGCTGGCAGCAGGGCATAATGGGCCGTAAGTCTGTCAAACCGGTTTAGGATCATGTGGGGCGACTGACTGCGCTCTTGGCATGATCGACAAGGGGGACAACCGCCGGTCTTAGATGGCCCGGTCCCCCGACCTAGCGGAAACAGCCGTCGTAATGTCGCCTACCGTTCGCTAGGTTAAGAAAAAACAAACAAATTTCAAGCTAGGCTAGGTGTTGGGCCTTTAACCGTTTGGCACCTAGCTTACCTTGGCAGCTGTGAACACAGCAGGGACAACCTTTCATCGCTAAAGTTAGGAAAACCCACATGGCAAGAGCATCTTATCAACGCATTGACGGTATTCATCTCGGCCGCAAGGCTCCAAAGCCTTTGAAAAAGGTAGTGGCGGCAAAGCCCGCCCCAATTTCCCCCGCAACGTCCTCATTCGTAATTCCGAAGCCCCTTAGGGCTGTCTTAACCCTCAAGCATCAATAAATTTCACTTGCTGTGTTCATACCTACCAAGGTGAAGGTCGCACCGTGACCGATGCTCGTAGGGGCCTCATAGGGTCTAACCTGAATAATTAAAGGACTATCTCTATGTCACTCAAGCAAATTGACCAGAAAATCCGTCTGGTCGCAACCAGTGGTGCGAAGCTGAACAAGCTGATCCACGAAACTGCCATGATGGTCGCCAGCCATGCGAAGGAACATGGTGACTGCACTCGTGCTCTGTCGCTGGTGAAGGCTATGCCCGCGTCCATGCGCCGGACCATGCTCGTTCTGTGGTTCAGCACGTACACCCCAATCCGTGTCGTCGACAAGAACGACAAGGTGGGCATGCTCAAGCCGGAAGCCAAGGGTTTCACCGACTGGGACCTCGAAGCGGGTGATCTCACTCCGTTTTACGAGCTGGCCGAACAGAACCCGGAAGCGGGTGTGTACGACTTCGCCAAGCTGGTCGAAATGGTGCAGCGTCTGGGCAAGCAGATCGACAAGAAGATCGCGGACGGCAAGGTTCCGCCGGAAGACGTGGCCAGCGCGAAGGCCATCGCTGTCGCTGTCGCCGGGCTGAAGTTCGAGCGTGTCAAGGCTCAGACTGCCAATGACGACCAGATTGTTGCCGGTCAAGCGAACCTGATGGCGGTCGCTGGTTAAGATCGCCAAAACGCACTCGCCTTGTAGGGTATGCGAGTAATAAATTACCCTACATCTAACATTGTTACAATGAGTTGTGAACCGACTGAAGAGCGGCCTAAAGTGCTGGCGCGGATGTTCTAGGCTTAATTCACAACTCTTTCTAGCAATGGCTAGTGAAAGAAGGGTAGTACGATGTAACATTTGTCGTGGTGTATACTGAGCACGCGGTACCACGTAAAACACATATATTAATCATTGTTACAATGGGTTGTGAGGCCCAAAGAGAAAACTTGCGGGTTATAGGACGCCCTCAGCAAGAGTGAGTGGGCAGAGGCGAATGACTGCGATAAGTCCGACCGGTTGTTCGATAATACGTCACCGATAAGTCTCACAATCCTTTCTAGCAATGTCGCTAGGTTAGAGACATAACCAAGGAATCTAAAAATGTCTGTTGCACGCACCGCACGCCGCCGCCGCAAGCAAGCTTCTCTCGGCCTCCGTGGTCTCGAACAGGTTTTCGGGAAGCGGCACGCTCCTAAGTACAAAGGCGGAGTTAGCGTCGAAACCTCTGCCCGTCGTGAAGCGGCTTTCAGGGAACGTCAGCGCAAACTGGCTGGCCGTAAGGGCAAAAAATAGGCAGAAGCCAAGGCTTTGGGCCTGTAAAACGGGGTTTGTCTTATGAGACAGGTTCTTAGGTTTGAAGGCCCTGACGGCTACGGACCGAACAGAGGCAACCACAACGGGACATTCTTTAGCCGTTACTTGGCTAAGATGAACGCTTGCCACGTCGTTCCGGAATTCAAAAGCGGAAAGCATCTGTGTGCAATCGACAAAGTCGGTTTCGACTACTGGTGCCCGCCTGAAGCGCTGGCTGAGGCTGAGTCTGAGGGGCTCAATCTGTGTATTTACACGGTTGAAGTCGCTTTTGACGAAGACCCTTCCAAGATCTACGGCAATAACTGTGCAGGGTACGACAAAGAAGGCCGCTCGCGCGAATTTCAAGTCGTGTTCGACCCTGAAGCCGTCATCAAAAAGGTCCAGTTGAAGCCAACTGAGTTCCGGCATGAACTCTTAATGCAGGAGGCCGCATAAAATGGGTACCATCTGTTTCAAAGTCGTGCTGAAAAGCGGTCACAGCTTCTTCAAGCACTTCTCAGACAACGTGACGTTGGCGCAGTTTGACGCCTTCGTTTCGTACCTTCCGTTCGACGCCAGCTTCGAGTTGGTGAATTACAGGCCTTAAAAGAAGGAGTAAATTTATCATGGCACATGCACGTTTCATTCGTT